TGCCGCACGCGGTGGCCAAGCTCGCTGGGATGGCCAGCGCGCAGGGCGTGCCGAGCACGGCCGGGATCCCCGAGCTGCAGGCCCTGGCCTTGGTCGGCTTCGTCCGGCGCGCGGCCGTGAAGGTCCTGCAGATGTGGCAGGCGGAAGGAAAGAGCGCCGCCAACGTCTGTTACACCGCTCTCGTCTTCGAGGGCCTTCCCGCCTGCTGACCGAGCTTCGCTTCGGCGTCGTACATCACGCCCCAGACCTTCGCGTAGAGCCGGTGCCGCTCCACGCCCTGGCGCTTGTCCACCTCGCTCTTGAAGTTCCGGTAGTCGAGATCGAGCGCGATCGCAGACATGGCTGCTGCCCAACCCTCGCGCGTGATGAGTGCGCGGTACGGGTAATCGGTCCCGGTGTGCTGGAGGGTAGGGCCGAGGTCGGGCGCGTACTTCAAGCGCAGCGCGTGCAGATCATCCGCGACCCGGGCGCGGACCATGAGCTGCGGCGCCTCGCCCTTCCGGCGATCTGCCGTGACCACAGAGAAGAATCCACATCTGGTGAACAGCCACATGGTGAGCCTCCTTACTTGAAGAGTGATCCTTGACCGCGCCGCGCGCCGCGCGCCTTGGGCAGTTCCCGCACGCGCAGATCGGGCGGGAGTTCAAAGAGCTGGTGACGCGCGTTCGGGAATCCGCCGAGCTGCTTCATCCAGAACGCGCCGCCGGCGAGGTGCGTCGAGTCGCGCACGGCGCGCGCCCAGGCGGGATCCATCGGTCGGCATCTGCCCCCGCTCTCGCCGCCGGCGATGACCCAGTCGATGCCGCGAAAGTCTGGCCGCTTGAGGTCCTCGAGGAGCGGCTCGACCGAGAGGAAGCGCACGACAGCGGGGATCTCGCGCAACGTGTCCGCGCGCCAGAGGCCCTTCACGTTGCCGACCGTGACGCCCAGCCAGACGTTCGGGAAGCCATCGCCCCAGTCCTTCGGCAGCAAGGACGCGATCCGGTCGGCCCGCTTCGAGAGCATGAGCCAGTCGAGCTGTGGCGTCTTGCGGATGAGATCGAAGACTTGGGCGACGACGCCCTTCGGCGCGTCCTTGTCGGCCCAGTCGCACATCGAGCCGCAGAACACTCGACGCCGCTCGCCCGCCTGGACCGCGGCACGGTTCCACAAGATCGGCTGCCTCCAATACTTCTCGCTCGTCACTTGGCGAGGCGCGGTCTTGCCCCAGTGCGCCCCTCCCGTCCGCTTGTCGATGGCCGCCGCGTAGCAGTTCAGGCAGGCCTGATCGATCTGCACACAGCCAACCCACGGGTTGAACGTGGAGTGACACCAGTTGATGGCAGTCGTCTCGCCCATTCTGAGAGTATATATCATGCACGGACGCATGTCAAATGTGACGCTGCGGAAACACCCTGGCTTTTGATACGGTGGTGGAGGGAGGGTGGAGGGTTGACGCATGGCGGTTGACGGGCGCGGGGAGGGCCCTGGGGCTGCGGTGGAGCGGGGTGCGGCGGCGCCTGGGGAGATGGGGGAGGCGGTGGCGCCCCCGCGGAAGGGAGGGGGCAGGGGGGCGGCGGCGCGGGGCCTTGAGAACCGGCGGAAGGTGCTGGATCTCCGAGTGGCCGGGGTGACCTTCGAGAACATCGGCCGGCAGCTCAAGATCACGAAGCAAGCCGCGCACAAGCATTACCGACGCGCGATGGCCGAGGCTCAACAGCGGACGGCCGAGCTGAGCGACGAGCTGACCGAGCTGACGCGGCGTCGGCTCGATGCCCTCATCTCCGCGCACTGGGTTAGCAGGGCCGATCCGCGCAGCGCCGAGGTCATCATCCGCGTCGAGGCTCTCCGCATGCGGCTCGAGGGCACCGAGGCGCCCACCCGCCTCCAGCACACCGGCCCGGACGGCAAGCCCATGGAGTTCCGCGATGGGATCACAGACGACGAGCGAGCTGCTCGCATCGCTGCCCTACTTGACCGAGTCGGACAGAGAAGAGCTGGACTGCCTGCTCCAGGCCCCGTGGCGGTGGTCCCCGCTGCCGGGCCCTCAGACCCAGGCACTCGAGAGCCAAGCTGATATTCTGCTGTACGGAGGCGCGGCCGGAGGAGGCAAATCGGAGCTCCTGCTCGGACTTGCAAGGTATCAGCACCACCGCTCGATCATCTTCCGCCGCGTCTCCACCTCTCTTCCCGCCCTCATCGATCGCAGTCGCGCCATCTACAACGCAGTGGGGTTCGCGGCATCTCGGGACTCGTTCAACGAGGGGAAGCTCCGCTGGAAGTTCGCCGATGGGAGGCAAGTGCGCTTCGGCGCGATCCAGTTCGACTCGAACGTCACCGACTACCAGGGCCAGCCTCACGACTTCTACGGCTTCGATGAGATCCCCGAGTTCACGGAACGACAGTTTCGATTCGTGACCGGCTGGAACCGCCCTCTCATCAAAGGCCAGCGCTGCCGAGTCGTCTGTACCGGGAACCCGCCGACGACCGCCGACGGCGAATGGGTGATGGAATACTGGGGGCCTTGGATCAACGAGCGCCACCCGCACCCCGCCAAGCCCGGGGAGCTGCGCTGGTACACGACGATCGGAGGCAAGGACGTCGAGATGCCCAACGGTGACCCCGTCCGCATCGACGGCGAGGTCGTGACGCCGCGCTCGAGGACGTTCATCCCCGCGCGTGTCCAGGACAACCCCTACCTCATCGAAGCGGGCTACGTGGCGACGCTCCAGGCGCTGCCCGAGCCGCTCCGCTCGAAGATGCTCTACGGCGACTTCCGCGCCGGCCGCGAAGACGACGCCTACCAGATCATCCCAAGCCAATGGGTGCGCCAGGCTCAGGAGCGATGGGTCAAGCGCGAGAAGCCCTCCACGCCCATGACCGCGCTCGGGGTCGACGTCGCCCGCGGAGGTGCTGCCAAGACCGTCCTCTCCCCCGCGTTCGACAACTACTTCGCCGAACAGATCACGCACCCGGGCTCGGCGACGCCGGACGGTCCTGCCGTTGCGACGCTCGTCATTCAGACACGTACGGACGATGCGCTCGTCAAGGTGGACGTGATCGGGGTCGGGACCAGTGTCTACGACCATCTCCGTACACCGCTCAAGTCACGTGTGGTCCCGCTGAACGGCGGCGCGCGTGACGGCACGAAGCGTGACAAGAGCGGCCAGCTCGCGTTCGCCAACCTGCGCGCGATGTGGTGGTGGCGCCTGCGCGAGGCGCTCGACCCCACGAGCGGGCAGGACCTCTGCCTCCCACCGGACCCCGAGCTGCGCGTCGACCTCTGTGCACCGACCTGGCACCTGACTGCTCGCGGCATCCAGGTCGAGTCGAAGGACGAGATCATCGCGCGGCTCGGCCGCAGCCCAGACAAGGGCGATTCGCTCGTCTACGCCCACGCCTCGGTGAAGAGCGGCGACCTCGAGTTCCTGCGAACCATGGCGTCACGCTGAGCTGTGGCTATCCCTCCTCGCGGAGCGCGCCATGGTTCGCAGGGAGACCCTGCGCCGGCCGAGAGACTGGCTCATGAAACAGCGCGCCCCACTCCTTGATACGTGGGTTCATGGCGCGAACGCGTGCCGCGGCCCGGCGCAAGGACTCCATAGACACCACGTCGAAGCCGAGGAAGGTCATCGGACTGAACAGGCGTGACGGATGGGAGAACGTCCTCACCGGCCTCGGAACGCAGCGCGACAAGAGGACCAGCGGGAGGGTCAAATCCACCAGGCTTTCCTGGGCCGACTGCGAAGCCCTCTGGCGCGGCGATGACATGGCCGCGAAGATCGTCGAGGAACCCGCTCGCGAAATGACTCGCCGCTGGCTCGACGTCCAGGTCGAGAACCAGAGTGAGGACGACGTCGCCGACACGAAGGATGACGCCGAGGCGGTCGAGAAGGCTCTCAAGCGGCTCAAGGCTCAGACCCGCGTGCGCGAGGCGATCATGCGCCAGCGCGGCTATGGCGGCGCCGTCCTGCTTCTCGGCGCCGACGACGGGGTGGCCGACATCTCCACGCCCTTGCGTGAGGCCACGCTCAAGCGGATCCGCTTCCTCACCGTGTTCGATGCCTGGGAAGCGTGCCCGCGCACCTACTACCAGGACGCCGAGGACGAAGGCTTTGGCGAGCCGGAGACGTACTGGATCTACCCGCAGGGCATACCGGGCGGGCTCCAGACGGCAGGCGTCAAGCGCATCGGAGGGACCACCGTCGTCCACGAGTCGCGCCTCCTCCGCTTCGAGGGGACCCGGGTCTCTCGCCGGCAGACGAACGAGAATCGCGGCTGGCCTGACTCCGTCTTCGTGCGCGTCGTCGAGGTCCTTGGCGACTTCGGGATGAGCTACGGCTCAGCTGCCCACCTCGTTCAGGACTTCTCCCAGGCCGTCTATAAGATGCGCGGCCTCTTCGAGGCCCTTGCCACCGGCAACGAGAAACTCGTCCAGGACCGGCTCGCCATGATGGACGAGGCGAGGTCCATGCTGCGCGCTGTCCTGCTCGACGCCGGCGACGGCGCCGGCGGAGCGGTCGAGGACTTCGAGCGCAAGCCAACGCCTCTCAGCGGACTCGCCGAGGTTCTGGACCGCATCGCCAACCGTCTCGCCGCGGCGGCCGACATGCCGGTGACGCGGCTCATGGGGCAGAGCCCCGCGGGCCTCAACGCCACCGGCAAGCAGGACGCCAACTGGTGGATGGACCGCATGTCCGGCCTCCAGGATGAGATCTTGCGCGATCCCCTCGAGCGCCTCATCCACCTCCTCTTCATCTCGAAGGAAGGCCCGACCGCTGGCGTCGAACCAGAGAACTGGTCGCTCGTCTGGCGCTCCCTCACGCAGCTCTCGCCCACCGAGGAGGCGCAGCGGCGGCTCGCGATCGCGCAAGCCGACGCGGCATGGATCGGGTCTCAGGTCGTCATGCCCGAGGAGGCCGCGGTCTCGCACTTCGGCGGTGACGAGTTCTCGGCCGACATCCACATCGACAAGGAACTGCGCAAGGCCATGGCCGAGCAACCTCCGCCTGACGAGCCTCCCGAGCCTGACGAGCCTCCGCCCACCGACGCAGCCCCAGGTACCCCTGGCGCACCACCGCCCGCTGGCAAGCCGCCCGCCGCTGCCAGACCGCCCCCAGTCCGTGCGGTCCCCGGCCCGAAGCCCAAGGACGCGGGCAAGCCGGCCAGGCCGTGAGCCAGCGCGACCGGGCCCTCGCGGAGATCCGGGTCCGCCGCGCGATGATGGCGCGGTCGGGACGAAGACGCTCGACTCGCGCGCTACCTCGCCAGCTCCAGCCCGACGCGATCCGGCTCAGCTACTTCGGCGCCCTCCGCGCGATGGTCCGGGAGGCGAGCACCCGCGTGCTCACCGCTCTCAAGCCTCGGTTCGCCGAGTTCGCTCGCGACTACGCCCCGACCAAGCGCGACTCCGTGCACAGCGACGCGATCGACTTCAACAGCTTCTTCGACTCCATCGCTCGCGACTTCTTCAAGGAGTGGGGCAACACGCGCTTCGCCCAGCTCGCTCGGAGCATCGCCAACCGAACCGCATCGTTTCAGCATCAGGAGCTGGGGAAGCAGTTCAAGGCCGCCTTCGGGATCGACATCCTGAAGGTCGAGCCCTGGCTGCTGCCCAGGGTCCAGGCGTTCACGACCGAGAACGTCGCCCTCGTGAAGTCCATCCCCGAGCGGTATCTCGGCGACGTCGAGACCCAGATCATCCGTGGCATGCGCCAGGGCGTCCGCTGGGAAGACCTCGCCGGCACCATCGAGCAGAGGACCGGCGTAGCCGAGAGCCACGCCCAGCTCGTGGCCCGCGATCAGGTCGGAAAGTTCTTCGGCTCCCTCAACGAAGAGCGGCAGCGCGACCTTGGCGTCGACAGCTTCCGGTGGCGGACAGCGCGCGACAACCGCGTCCGCGAATCCCACGAGCGGCTCGAGGGCAAGGTCTTCAGGTGGGACGACCCTCCACCCGGTCGAGACGGTGAACCCATCATCCCTGGCGACGAGATCAACTGTAGGTGCCAAGCCGAGCCGCTGCTCGAGGACCTCATCGCGGAGCTGAGCGAAGAGGCCGCCTGACGCGCCTGCTTCGGCGACCCTGATACGTGGGGTAGGTGAACGCTCGGAAGCGTGCAGTCTTCAGGGCCGACGTCGCCGTGAGGCGAGCCCTCGTCCTCTACCGGCGCGGCGAGTCCAAGGCCGGCGTGCTCCGCACCGACTCCGCCCCACTTCCTCTTTCGCCGTCGCAGAAGGCGAAGCTCGAGAAGCTCGGAAGGGA